TAAATATCTACATTTGTGGTGTGGGGGGAGCGTTTAATCCCTATTAGGACACGTCCTCCATTCCAGCCAGAGTGTTTACTCTGGTTTTTTTGTTAGCAATATTCCCTTATTATTGAGACAATATATCTCTTTAAACTTTCGATATTGTGAAGTTCCTCTCAGTCCATAAAATTTATTATATCCTTCTTCAAAGATGGAATAATTAAAATTATCATTTGGGAATAGCAATACTGCGACTTCTGTATTAGGCTTCGATGCACAATGTTTCAAAGCTTGTCGAATGTTATTTGAAGTACCCGTTTCTGCACCAGCAATTTCAAACAACATATTATCCCAAGTTCCTTCTGTATTCTTCTTAAATAATACAGTATGATCCTCCTTTTCCAAAACTACTTTATGCCCATTCTGAAAGCCAACCTCTTGAACAGTTGTCTCATACCATCCTTTTTTCTTATCAAAGCTATGCTCAATATGTGTCGCTTTAAGTCCTGAACTCTTGGCATCAAACTCCACATCTTTATATAAAGGGTTATCTTTATATTCAAGATATTCATTTCGTCTCTGTTCTCTTTGTTCAGATGGAATGTCAGCATCTATATAAGGACAGTTATAACAATCCTTCTTCCTATTCATGAAGATGGTCGTAATCCGCCCTTTAACACCAGGTTTATAAAAAGAACATTGACTACACTTATCAGGGAAATACGGATGAGTGTCGTTGAATGTGTGCCCATCTTTACCAGGGTTGTTTTCAAGTCCTTTTTGTGGCAAAGGGGCGTTCATATCAGCAGGACGATTTACAGGGTCGTCAGTAGCTTCAAGTGAGCACTTGCAGTTCCATCTGTCGCCGGGGTGATGATCGTTCCAGAAAGGATCATCAATGGGCAGGGTAAGTTTTGCTGTCCAATAGTTGCGATGCCTCCCTTCAGGGCTTGGTGATGTTGTAGGCATCCATCGCAAGTTAGGTAGTATATCCTTGTTCCGTTCAAATTCACGCCAGTCTGCTGCGTTGTGTGCACGGATAACAGTAGTATCATACTCCGTACGAAGCCACGCACCGACGTGATGTGATGTAATTCCCTTTACATCGTCAGCCCATTGATGAAAAGGCTTCAGCTTACCATCACTGTCCAGCAGGTTCTTCGCAACCTCTCCAGCCAATGAATGTACTTTGAATGCAGCGAAAACCTCATTAGAATGGCGCAGGGCACGATAAAACTCCTCATCATGTGTATTTGCAGCATTGCTCTGTAAAAGTCCCTCCACAGTCGCCTCATTGATAACTTTAACAACAGCCGACCATAATCTAAAATCAATGCCTTCAGCTAATTCAGGCTTGTTATGGATTCTCTGTAGAAAAACCTGCACAACATTAAATGAGATAGCTGGGCTTTCGTTGTGGAAATGACTATGACCAGAGCAAGAGCAATGTTCACCATAATAGAGCGTATCAATCAGAAGTGCGCCCCTTTGTCTGGGGCGAGTCCGAAAAAACTTCTCAAATGCTGTTTGAATGCTGTTTTATCAGTGTTTTTGTCTTGCTTCTTTTTGTCATCATCATTACCTTGCATACCCAGTTGCTCTCTGAATGCAGCCTTTGCAGCCTCCTTCTCCTCCTTCAGTTGTTTATAGTTGTCAGGCTTAGCAACGCAGAACGTTTCATAGAGGTAGTCGTCATCAATCGGAAGACCCATTGACGAGAGTTTCTGAACGATGTCTATCTGTTGAGCAGGGTTAATCTTGTCTTTCTTTGCATAGACGAACTCGCCACCTTCCACATTGAAGCCAAGTGAGGCGAAAATAGGTCGCATATCATAATTGAGAATATCAAGAATGAAATCACGATCATCAGAGTTCATCTCGTCCTCTTCCTCCTTGTGTACAGAACCGAGCGCCTGCGTTCCTGTTGACTTAGCGTCTGTGGTGAGCGTGTTTCCCAGCACACGTATAGACATCTTTGAGTCCCAGTACTCAGCAAAAGTTCTATAAAGGTCGCTGGAACCAGTCTTATTACCAGCCTCTACAAGTTTCAGTTCGCTTTCTTTTGGATGAATGTATGCTGCGTTTGCACCCTGTCGGCGTGCATCAGCGATGACACGACGGCGTGCATCCTCGTCTCCAGCATCGTAAGTGTACTCACGAATTGGCATACCAAAGATGTTACAGAACTGTGCCCAGTCTGACATATCTCCACGCTTGTAGAGTACAGCAGGTAGAAGCTCTGCATAAATACCAAGGTCACGTTCGCTGCCAACGAAAAGCATATCAGGGAAGTCATCAATAGGCACGCCATCCATAGAACCTTGATACTTGAGCAGCTTACGATGTATAGGATCATAGTGCTTGCGATTGATAAGGTCATAACGAATGTTACCTTCCTCATTGAGATAGAACTGTACGAGTGTGAAGCCCCAGAACTCTGACATTACAAGGTCTTTCCTCAGCTGTTTGAACCAGGGTGATTTTATCTGATTGTTGATTGCATCATCAGGTACACCATTCCGTCTAAACTCAATAGGAATCTTCGTTACGCCTCGCATACGTTTTGCAATGACTCCAGAGAGATGAAGGTCAAGAGAAGCACTGTCATACATATCGTACAGACGTGCCCTATTGGAGAAATCTATTCCCCTTGCAGCCTTAACAGATTGCATATACGCATTCATGTCAAACATGAATATCTCAGGCATCTGCAGAACGATGTCTGGCTGTCTCATTCCTTGAGGAACGAGCATTCCACCTTGTATTATTTTGCCTTGCTTAGGGCTGTTTTTCTTTTTTCTGTTCATAGCAATGTTGGTCTTAAGCCGTCAGCTTGTATTTGCCAACGACTATTGTTCTTAAGTTCATCTTCAGGCATCAATGGAGCACCGTCAATCGTTACGTCTCCTCCCATTACGCCTTTCAGCCATTCTATAGCACGCTCATATCTATCCTGGCGTATTTTTGCAATCTTGTACGGATTATGTTGCGTAAAGATGTGATAGATAGCGATGTCAAGTGCAAACATAAGAATGAGTGGGTGTCTATCTTCCCCTCTTGCGGAAAAGATGGCGTTACAATCATAAATCTTGTTCAGATATCCTCGCATTTCACTTACCGCTCTATCCTCACATATCTCAACTATCTGAGGATCATAAGTTGGACTTTCTTTACGCAGCAGTGCATCAAGTATCTCGCGGTGAATACTTGCATCGTAGTCTTCTATATTGATAAAGTTATTCATAATCACATCTTATAAGGATTTTGCTCATCCATTGTATGAAAACTGATAGTTATAGTGGGTTCAACCTCTGCCATCTTCTCATCTAACATCGTGATTCCACCTTCAAGAGAGTCAGGTCCATCAGCTGGATATGGTAAGTTAAGTTCAAAGAGTTTGCACTGATTGATAAGCTCCTGCATCATAGGGTTGTCTTTTTCCTCTTCATTGAACACCCATTGACAATTACGATCAATTGGTTCAAGGTTAGCTTCGATACGTGTTGCTTTATCAGCTTTCTTTCGTCCATCACTTCGTATAAAAAGTGTTGTTTTTCGTCGCTGCTGCTCCTCACGTAGTAGCGGCTTGAACACCTGTTCGTAGAAAGGGTCTTGCAGTTTATTGTTCTCTATGTACCAATATACAGGAACCTTGCCTCCTACGTATTTATCAAGTTCAAAGTACCAGCCAATAAAGTTTGCATTTGTCTCGTGAGCCAAAAAACCTTTTATAATGTAGTAGACACCTTTATACTTGCCAATTAGCCAAAGAGACTTGGTAGACGAACCTTTCTTTTTGCTGTCAGAATAAGCAGGGTCTCCATATCCGATAAGGAACTTAAACTTAGACAAAGCAGGGACTTTCCCGAATGGAAGATTACGGAAGATCTTACCTTCTGAAACAGGATTATTGAAGTACTCTGCTTGTACGGCTCTTGCAGATATTCCTGCAAGAACAGTATCAATCTGCTCTTCTGTGTTCTTGACAGACCAAGTAGACTTTCCGTTCTTGTCGCGTATGTTCACAATGTCCCAATTCTTTGCTATTGCGCCAGCACGTGCTATACAGCAGTCCTTAGCAATGATGTTACCGCACCATAGAACAAGAGTCGGCTCAGAGATAGAGCGTGTTGGATAGAGTGCACCTTCAAACCAATCCCACTTCTTTTTAAGAGTTTCAGGGTTGCGGCAGTCCTCATCTGTGTCATAGTCATCAAGATAGATGACGTCAGGTCGTACAGCTTCGTTTCTTGCACCACGTGGAGCACTACCAGCACCAAGTGCAACAAACTTAGCACCACAGCGACATGTGAAGTCTGTTTCTGTCCATTGCCCTACAAGCTGTTGAATGCCATAAAATTGCTTAATACGTGGGTTGTTCTCAAAATTAAGTCTGAAAGGTGTAAGTAAACGTGTTGCTGAAGTTATAGTTGCTGAAGCTAACACGATGAACTTCTTACGCCCAGTGAGCGCAAGATACATCAAGACAAACATAGATACAGTAGACTTTGCCAGCTCACGACTCCACGAAAGCACTTCGTACCATTCATCGTGTTCAATAATACGACGAATAGCACGTACGTGAAAAGGTGCAAATTCATATTTAGCATACTTGGGAAAGAAATACTGAATCCATTTAATAGGGTCTTGTTCCAGTTCCTTTCGTCTGCGTTCAATGTCACGTCTTGACAGCCCATTCTCAACAGGCATGTCAGAGATGAATGATTTATGGAACTCTTCCCAGTTCCTTAATGCAAGTCTTTCTTCCTGTGTCATTTTGCTTTTGCCATTTGGTCCTTGATGAACGCATCAAAGAGGTTGTTAAACTGCTTAGCTGCATCAATATCAAGAGGACGTAACCAGGAGAGAAAGCGCATAGCAACACTGATGCAGTCAGCAACACCAACATCACTTTCTAACTTTTTGACAGCACCAGCGAGCTTAGCAAGCGCGTCTGCCTCCTGAGCTGTAGCAAACCTCTTACCTTCTTCACGATTTTGAATATTGTTGTTGATTTCAACAATCTGTCGCTGGAACTGTGCTATAATCTGATCAGGTGTAATTGTAAATGAAGCTTTCAGCTCCTCCCAACCTCCTTCACGCACCCAGCGAGAGACAGTTTGTCTTGTAGTTCCTACTTTTGCAGCTATCTCCTCTTGTGTGCAACTTCCCTCCATGTAGAGAGACTTTGCAATACCTTTTTTGTCTATATTCGTCTTTGTCATATTGCCTAAATCTTTTGCAAATATCTTATATTTTATGGACTTTTTGAAATCCATTATTTATAACAGCACTGTCTGTTTGCACCATAAAATCAGCTGTTTGTGCTATGAATTTACGATTTTGTCACTCCCAGAAAAAACATGATATTTGCATCAAAAATTGAAATAATGAGTTCAAACTTTTTCAACATTATACCTGGTAATGGAACCGTAGCTATCCTCTTATATGGAGAGGTTGGTAATGGTCAGCCTGTGGACAGTGGACGAGTAGTCAGTGAGCTACTCGCCTTGCAAAGTCAGTATGACAAGATTGATGTACGCATCAATAGCAATGGTGGTGATGTTTTTAGCGGAATAGCCATTTACAATGCTCTTCGCACATCCACGGCAGACATTAATATATATGTTGATGGTGTTGCTGCCAGTATTGCTGCTATTATTGCTCTCTGTGGCAAGCCACTCTATATGAGTCCGTACGCTAAGCTCATGCTTCATAGCGTAAGTGGAGGTACGTGTGGCAATGCTTCAGATCTGCGTAGAATGGCTACTGTGATGGAGGAACTTGAACGTAACCTTGCAGGTATGATTGCTGCACGCTGTGGAATGAGCACAGAAGATGTGTCAGCAAAGTTTTTTGACGAGGTTGACCACTGGATAAGTGCACAAGAAGCAGTTGAGATGAAACTTGCAGATGGGGTGTACGATATGCAGGATGATGGAGAACCAGCACCTAAAACTCATGAAGAGATATATCAATATTTCAATAACAGGTTGACAAATCAACCAAAAAACTATCAAAACATGGCATTAATAGACCAATTAAAGAGCATCCCATCATTTAGTAATATCAATGATGAGGTTGCAATTGTGAACAAAGTCAGAGAGTTGGCAAACAAGGCAACCAAGGTGGATGCTCTTGAAACAGCCAATGCTGAGTACAAACAGCAACTTCAGTTATCTGAAGCAAAGGAACAGGAGGCTATCATTGATCAGGCGATTAGCGAAGGTCGTATTACCGCAGAACAGAAGGCACACTATGTTAAGCTTATGGCTGCAGATCGTACTACTACAGAAGAACTCTTGAACAGCCTCAAGCAGATGCCTAAGCCTCGTGCTGCTTCGTACATCAATCCAGATGGTACTGGTAGCGACAGTTTCACCAACAAAACATGGGACGAACTTGACAAAGCAGGACGTCTTGGTGACTTGAAGAGTCAGAACAAGGACCTTTTTGCAGCCAAGTTCAAGGAGAAGTTCGGTGTAGACTACCGTGAGTAAAAAATACAATACAAATTTAAAAGATAAGAAACTATGGCATTAAACAAAGAAATCTGGCAGTCAGACATTGTTGAGAACTTCTATCCTGACAACTCCTTTGCTTCTAAGAGTGTTGACGACTCTGTGTTTGTTGAGAATCACAAGGTACACATTCCTAACGCTGGTTCTCCTTCAAACGTAGAGAGGAACCGCACTCAGAAGCCTGCTACAAGCAAGCAACGTACTGACCACGATCTTGAGTACGATATGGACGAGCTGACAACTGACCCAGTGTACATTCCAAATATCGACATGGTGGAGCTTAGCTATAACAAGCGTAACTCTATCTTGAGTAATGACCGCGCTCAGTTGCAAGAGGCTGCTCATCTCAATTTGCTTGATCGTTGGGGTCAGGGTGTTGATACTAAAAACATCATCAGTACATCAGGTACAAGCAAAACCACAGCTCATACATCGTCGGCTGCTACAGGTATGCGTAAGTCTATCTGTAAGGCAGATGTTCGTAAGCTTATGACTGCTATGGATGCAGACAATGTTCCAGAGCAGGGACGTTACCTCTTGCTTGACGCGTTTATGTATGCTGACTTGTTAGCAGACCTTGCTGAAAAGGATCAGTTTATGTTCCTTAACTCTGCTGACCAGCAGAAGGGTATCCTTGGAAATCTCTATGGCTTCAACATCATGAAAAGAAGTCGAGTTCTTCGCCTTAATAACGGCACAAAGAAGGTTCTTAGCTGGGATAAGCAAGATACCGCAGACGAACTTGCAGCTGCTCTTGCCTGGCACGAGAATTCTGTCAGTCGTGCTATGGGTGAGGTCAAGATGTTTGACTCAACTGATAATCCACTGTACTATGGTGATATCTACTCTTTCTTGCTCCGTACCGGTGGTAGCGTTCGTCGCTACGACAAGAAGGGTGTCTACCTTCTCGCTGAATCTTTAACCGCTTAACTTTTGAGTCATGTTACCGAGAATTAGAATCAGATACATGAATGGCCTACTGGGCACCGTCGGGGAAAGTCCCGACGGCCTGTTCGCCTTGGTATGTAGTGCGACTGCTGTCAATGACTCGTTCGCTCTGGAACGTGCTTACACTATTCAGAGTGTAGACAGTTTGACAGCACTTGGCATCACTGCAGCGAATAATGCCAGACTTTACAAGCATATCTCAGACTTCTATACAGAAGCAGAGAATGGAACAAAGCTGGTGATCTTCGGAGTTGACAAGGCTAAGACCATGACGGAACTCTGCGACCGCCAGACTGGAGCAGTGAAGAAACTCATTGTTAGCCAGAATGGAGCATTGCGTGGAATCTTTGTTGCACGTGACAATACAACAAAAGCTGCAGCAACTGATGGTTTAGAGGCAGACGTATTTACAGCGTTAGCAAAGGCACAACAGATGGCAGAATGGTCAACAACTGACCTGTATGCTCCATTGTTCTTTATCTTGGAAGGACGTGGTTATACAGGTACAACGCTGAAAGACCTTAGCAACGAAACGTACAATCGTGTCGGTGTTCTGTTGGGTGACACGGAAGTTGACTCACAGGGTGCATGTGTTGGAACTTTAGCAGGTCGCTTAGCAAGCCTTCCTGTACAGCGTAATATTGGTCGTGTCAAAAATGGAGCATTGAAAACAACTCTGCTCTATGTAGGCAAAAAGAAGGTAGAAGAGGATAGTGAAGTTATCTCTTCTATCCATGATAAGGGTTATATCACGGCACGAAAGTATGTTGGGCGCAGTGGTTACTTCTTTGCTGACGACCGATTGGCTTGTGTCGAGACTGATGATTATGCTCATCTGTCAAACCGCCGTGTCATTGATAAGGCTTATCGTATTGCCTATAACACTCTGTTGGATATGATGCTGGATGAGTTGGAAATCAATTCTGACGGCACAATGCAGACAGGAGTTGTTACAAGCTGGCAGCAGACAGTAGAGAACGCTGTTAACCGCTCTATGACAGCTGCAGGAGAATTGAGTGCCAGTGATAACGGCGAAGGTTGTTCATGCTACATAGACCCAAAACAGAATGTAGTAGCGACTTCAAAGGTTGAAATGACATTGAAGGTTCGTCCATTCGGATATGCTCGCTATGTTGATGTCAACCTTGGTTTTCAAGTAACAACAGTATAGACATGGTAAATACTAAGGAATACGAGTGGTCAGATGTGACCGTAGTTGTTGCAGGTCGTCCTGTAACTGGTCTTCGAGGTGTGAAATATGGCTCGAAGCAAGAGAAGGAACTGCTGTATGCTAAGGGTAATAAGCCTCATGGCATTCAGCATGGCAATGTAGACTATAGTGGCGAACTTACCCTACTGCAGAGTGAGTATCAAGCTTTGAAGAGTGCTGCTAATGGCAATATCCTCAATATGAGCTTTGATATCGTTGTTGCTTATGGGAATCCTGAAAATGGTGATCCAATTACAACAGACATTCTCAAAGGTGTGGAGTTGACGGAAGATCAGACAGAATGGAAGCAAGGTGACAAGTTCCAAGAGAAGTCACTGCCATTCATCTACATTGATCAGAAGAGTTTATAACAATTAACATCAAAGATATGAAATATTCAACAGAAGACATTAATAAGTGGAAGGCCACGCATGGTGATTTGTTTGAAATCAGCGTAGAGGGCAAGTCTTGTGTATTGCACAAGCCTACACGTCAAGATCTGAGCTATGCCAGCGTAATCAAAGACCCTATCAAGATGAGTGAAGTCATGTTGAAGCAACTCTGGGTTGCCGGTGATGAGGAAATCAAAACCAATGATGAGCTCTTCATGGCAGTAGTTGCGAAGATGGATGAGGTCTTGAAAGTAAAGGAGGCTGAGATAAAAAAACTTTAGAGGAGGCCGGGGTTGATGACTTTGACAATGCCCAGGATATTATCTTCATAGATACTATGCTGCGCTACTACCTAAGCATTGACCCTGAACTCCTACCAGACGAGAAATGGGCATCAACACTCAGCGCACTCAAAGAGATAAGAAAAATAGAAAAGGACTCTAATGGACAGCGTACTTAAGTTTTTAATAAAACTACAAGCAGATGGTGGTAATGTTCTGACAGTTGCACGTCAGACATCCACTCAGCTGGACGATATATCACGTAAGGCACGTACTACAGGTGCACGCCTGCGTGAGGCTTTTTCATTTTCGACACTCAAGAGTTCGCTGATGTCCATTCCAGGAATGGAACTCCTTACCAATCCTTATGCCCTTGTTGCTGGTGCTGTTGGTGCTATTACTAAGATAGGTGCAGAAGCAGAACAAACAGCCGTTGCCTTTACAACCTTAGTAGGAAGTGAGGCAAAAGCTAAGGGAATGCTTGATGAAATTTCCAGATTTGCAGCAAAAACTCCATTTGGTAAGTTAGATCTGACAGAGAATGCGAAGACTATGCTTAACTTCGGAGTGGAGACAGAAAGAGTTCTACCACTTCTTAAGCAATTAGGAGATATCTCTGGTGGTGATAAACAAAAATTGCAAAGTCTATCATTAGTACTTGGTCAAGTCTCAGCAGCTGGTAAGTTAGCTGGACAGGACAACCTGCAGTTTATCAATGCTGGTTTTAATCCATTGCAAGAACTTGCTAAGATGACAGGTGAATCTTATGCGAAGTTGCAGGATAGAATGTCAAAGGGACAAATTACTTTTGAAAATGTTGTGCAGGCAATTCAACACGCTACTGGAGAAGGTGGAAAGTTCTTCGGCATGATGGATAAGAAATCTCAGACGGTAGCTGGTAAGTGGAGTAATATTATAGATAATGTTCAAACCAGTGCAGTGAATATGTTTAATCAGGTAAAGTCTCCTATTGGAGATTTTTTGGACTTGATTAACGAAGCTCTTCCGCATATTACTACTATAATTGAATCACTGTTTTCTCACTTGGTTGCAGGAATACGTTTTGTGGTTCAATATCGAACAGAGTTTGCTATACTGGCAGGAGTTATTGGGACTGTTTGGGCTATCTCTAAAGCCTATTCTGCAGCTCTTCTTGTTTATCAAGGGGTGATGACTGCTGTTACAACTGCAACTAAAATATGGACAGGTGTTCAGTGGTTACTTAATATTGCGATGGATGCAAATCCTATCGGACTTATTATTCTCGCTATCGCAGCCTTAGTCGCAGCAGTTGTCTATTGTTGGAATAAGTTTGCTGGATTTCGTGCTTTTATCCTGACAATGTGGGATACATTAAAGGGGTTTGGTAATATCATCAAGGACTATATCATCAATCGCTTCAATGAGATGCTTGCAGGACTTGGCAAGCTTGGTGAAGCCTTAAAGAAACTATTTTCTGGAGACTTTCAAGGAGCAGCAGCTTCTGCAATGGAAGGCTTTAAGAAGTTGTCTGGAGTTGAAAGTACTGCCAAGGCTATCAATGGAACCAAACAGCTTGTGAGTGGTGTTGGAGGGAATTTTCAGACACACCTTCGACAAGAACAGCAGAAGGACAAAAAGACATCTTCTGCTAAGAAAGAGAATAAGATAAGTACCCCTGGGTTAAGTGGTAGCACAGGTGCTGTCGTTTTTGGAGAAGGTGAAAGCAAAGGCAAGAAGGGAAAGAAAGGTAAAAAGGGTGGTAAGAAAGGTGGTCGCAAGTCAGCCGAGGAACTTGCTACTGGTGGCACTCGCAACACTTCCATCACTATGCACATCGGAAAATTATTCGATAATATCAATGTTTATATGAACGATAAGACTGACACTGCGGAACTTGAGCGGACTATTCTGCAAAGTATGAACCGAGCGTTAGCTATAGCAGCAAGTACAGACAGATGAACAAGATAGCACGATTTACACTCGAAAACATTGCTCTGAGAGTTACAGGCAACAAAATCCCTCCTTACTGGCTGTTCAATGCGAATAAGCTCAGAGAGGTGGACGAAGAGGATTATAAAGAAATCAAGTCAATGAGTGATGAGGAGCTGGAAGATACTGTTCGCACTAATGCACGTGGTATACCAATGCAACTGCCTCTCCGTCTATGTCTTGAGGAGAGTGGTGCTCAAGAGTGGTTGTTGCCTCTTGAGCCGATGATCAGTCTTCAAGGTCAGAATATCATCGTGCGGCGACACGTTAATAAAGGTGCTGTAAAAGGAAGCATCAAGGAGCGATGGTCACAGGATGATTATACTATCAGTATTGAAGGTATCCTTATCGGTGAAAATGGTAAATATCCTGAGGAAGACGTAAGCCGTTTACGCTCATTCTGTGAAGCTGGACGAGTAATAGCCCTGAACCCTTTGCTGGAGATATTCGGTATATCACATCTTGTCATTGAAAGCTGGGAGATTCCTTTCACAAGTGGCTCTTCTAATCAGAACTATTCGCTGAAGGCATATAGTGATGATATATATAAACTACTCTTAAATCAGCAGGACTTAAAACGATAAGCTTATGTATACAATGGCTTATGACATCGAAATAGGAGGCTGGCACGTCGGAATGCTTGACAGCGTTGAGGTGCATCGAAGCGTTGAATTGCTTGCTGATACGGCAACTATAACACTACCAGGTGCGCAGTATAATGTAGCCTTGGATGTTGAAGATAAACTTCACAGAGGTGATAAGGTTATTATTCGCTTTGGATATAAGGAAGAAGGCTTAAAGGAGGAGCTCACC